CAACTCCTATTTTCGGATAGGTCCGTTGGTCCGGGTGAGGTGCTTAAGTCCATAGCACACACCGACACAGGCCGATGTTTGCAACCGCGTGCTCTGCACGGGCGACATCGATCGAAACCTGTATCAACCAGCTACGTCAGCTTGTTGGGGGGCTTGAGAAACAGTTTGCTGTTTCTCTCCCATTGCCAACCTTCGTAGCGGTTCAAGACATCAAGAATTTTTGTTCTGGAATTCTTGAGACCGGCACAGAACACCCTTGGCATTCTGCTATTGGTCGACTGGTCCTTCGGGATCGGTTGTCCATTGCCGGAACATTGTTTTTGTTCCGAAAGGTACTCCCTTCCAAAGTTCCCAGTCTAGAGGCTTACCAGAGCCTCCTGGGTACGGCAGTTGAGCCTGCTCCCGCGGAATATCTCCGTTTCATCTCCAAGGAGGTGGGGCGGATGTTCCCTGTGGGGTGGGACAAGGGATACCGAAAGAATGTGCTGGGTTGCACGCTCTCGGTATCGTCATGTCTGGAGTCGAGCCGCGCCCGTGGCGGTTCACGTGGTCTATTGGCGGAGGTTTCTGGGGAATACCGTAAGGAGTTCATTCGTGATCTCCTTGATAAGTCCTATTCCCCTCGAAAAGTCGTCAACCGCGTGAAGGTAATGCAGGCTCTGTGTGATGGCAAGACGCGACTGGTAACAGTCCCGTCTGCCACTCAGCAGCTGCTCAGTCCTCTCCATGACACTCTGTACGAGCACCTTGGTACCCTCCCGTGGCTTCTTGTCGGTGAAGCGAAACCATCGTGTTTCCCTAGCTTCGCGAGGAAGTCGAAGGAGGTCTTTGTTTCAGGGGATTACGAGTCAGCGACGGACAATCTGAAGCTTGATGTGGCTAGGCACATCCTTCAGTGCGTCCTCCGGCGCTGTTCTCGTGTCCCGGTCTGGGTTCGAGATGAAGCCCTTGGTTCTCTACAATGTACCATTGTGGATCCAAGCGGCTTCGAGGTTTGGCAGCAGAGGGGACAGTTGATGGGGAACCTTTTGTGTTTCCCATTGCTCTGTCTTCAAAACTACCTTGCCTTCAAATTCCTCGTCCCCAGGCCGGGTGTCCCCGTGAAGATCAACGGTGATGATATCGTCTTCAGGGCTCGCCCTGAGGAGGTATCACAATGGAAGGCCGGGGTCTTATCAGCTGGTTTGAAGCTGAGCCCTGGCAAGACTACCATCAATGACCGTTGGTTTTCGCTGAATTCGACCTTCTTCACTACCACGACATTCGGTCCGCGATTGGCGCCTGTGGTGAGGTCAACTCACCTATTCAAGCCTGTGGAGAGTCCTACGGCTCTCCAGGGCAAGATTAACGCAGTCGCGGACGGAATGGGCAAAGAGAGGGGTTGGTGGCAGCTGATGGTTTTACGGAATTTCCGGAATTCCGTCCTTCGGCTGCAAAGGAGTGTCAGGAGGGGATTGGAGTGTCGCGTTGCCCGTTGGGTGCTGGAAAGGGCCCGTCTATGGGAGAGGGAGTGTTTTTATCTCTCTCTGCCCACCGAGCCTCCGATTCCAGGTGTCAACATTGGGTACAAGCAGGAGACGGTTCCTGCTGGTTGGCGGAGGGTCCTCACGAGTTCGGAGGTCGACTTTCAACGAGAAGCTTGCTTCTTCGAGATTGTCGCCCATCGTGCGTGGACTGAGCCCTTTGCTAACTGGCGGGAGAACGCGTGGTCCAAAGCCCGGGTTGGTACATTTCGGTGTACCACCTGGCTGAAATTTTCTCGGAGATTTCAGAAAACCGCGCTGTTCCTCAATACTGGGTGTCCTGCACCCATATTCGGTAATGAGTGGCGTCGACCCAGGTTGAGGGGTCGGAAGTGTTGGGTCCAGTGTCAGGACCCGGTTGTGCAGGGGACGATCGACGTCCCCCCGAGAAAGAATGTGCCCAGGGTACGATTCCCCGCGACGTTTCCGCCGCCTCGCTTTTACGAGCTTGGTGGTGTGCGTCCCGGGGTTGAGTACCCTGGGTATAAAGAGGATCCTGTCCTCCACGAGAGGTGGGTGGGCTCGACTTCGGTTGAGTCTGCCCGCGGGCTCTGGAGGACACCAATCCTCTTCAGACAATGATTGTTGGGTGCGGTTGCCTCGCTCGAGGATGTCACGGGAAACTTCCCGTGGTCGATTCTGACGAGGAACGGCTGTGTATGGTTTGTGGGGTTGGTGATACCCCTGGTGGTGACGCGATAATGTAGCGTCGGGAAGAGCAATTAAGGCTCCGATGATGACTGGGTGGGGGAGGCGTCGGCGTAGAGCCCCCTTGCCACTTCGAAGAATCGTCGTGCATTAACATGTAATGCAGCGGGCGGTGATCGATTTAGTAGATTGGAGGGTCGCCCGTACGCGCCCCGGCCTAGGGCCGGTTAATAGGCGTTGGCACCCCACCGTTCAGTCATCTCGTACCCCAAAGTTTTTTTTTGACTAGCCACCTACGGTAGAATAGTCGCTGTTTGCTGGATCCCCGTAAGGGGTACCCGGTGTTGCGATTAGGAGAAAGACAAGCTGGGAAACGGGCTTGTACACTTTCCTACCCACATACCTAAGCACATTTGAGAGATCCGTCTCTACGTTCCTTCGATGTTGA